GGTTCAACCTTCATCTTTTGTGTCGGTTGAAACCCTTGACCCTTCGCAAGTTCAGCATATGTTGCTGCCTTGTTATCCTCGTTACGACCAAATGATACCAAGATCTCGTTCTTAATAATATCACCTAATCCATTGTCCCGAAGCCAGTTAAACGCCGTCTCTTTATTTGCTTCTGTAATAGTAGCACGATACGTCGTTGAAACTTTAAGATGCGATCCATCTTGTAGTTTTAATTCTGCTAAACCCATCTCGGACATCATAGTCGGTATAACCTCCCCTGATATACGTTGGTATTCTTTTTTTAAATCTTTTATATTGTTCTCACTTGTCTCTATTCTTTTATGTAACCCCTCTAACATTTCTACTTGATCTGCAAGAGACTGAATGTTTTCAGTTTTCTTCATCGCGTCTTGTTGGTCTTGTTCAAAATTAATTGTCATCTATTTCTCCTTTCTCGTATAGATTAATTTCAATAGGATAATATTTTCTTTCTTGTTTATCCCACTTCAATACATTGTATTTTCCGTTTGTAATATCAGATACAATAGAACACGCAACACCAATGATTGCAGGATCCCCTGTTAATAATAAATAATCATCTGGTGTATAATCTTTTAAACCTTTTCTTAATTTATAAATTAATGGACCAGGAGAAAATATCATTTGAGAAAACTCTGGTAATAAAAAATTAAAATCATTGGTTGTAGAATAAGCAGCTGCACCCATAATATTTATTTTAGGAGTACCTGCTTTACTACCTGGTATTTCTTGTATTACGTAAACTTTTCTTTCTGACATTGACAAACAATATAAACATGTTTATATTAATGTCAACTAGAAAGAAGAAAATAAATTA